CAGTTCCTATACCTACTCTATTGTTTGTTGAATCTACTTTTAATGTAGATGTATCAATAGTCAAATCACCACTACAAGATATAGCACCTGTACCCGTAATATTATTTGAGTTTAAATCTAAATCAGCTGCTAATGATGTAAGGGTAGTAGCAGCATCGAGTAGAGATTGTGCTGTAATCCTAAGTTCTATTCTATCACCAGTAGAAAAATTTCTAGCTGTCGTACTTTCTTGTGCACGAGTAACAGTTAATACATTACCGGATCTAGCCGTAACTTTTACAATTTCTAAATTATTTGATGCATCTATAAGAGTTGCTCTAAAATATTCACCGCCTGTTAAAGATGGAAATTTTGTTCCACCACCAGATACAACAGTTATACTTGTATCAGAATTTGTAATGCCAGACGCTAATGTAGATATAGCATTATTAGTAAACTTTATTGTCATTTAAAGCCCCTTTGTTTTAACTTACAGTCACAGTCCATGTAATCCCTAATGTATCAGCCGCACCTTTGTTTATCACAGAAAATACAGTTCTACACAATAGAGTACCACCTGAACCTGCATTTAATAATCCAGCTTCCGTAATAGCACCTGTACCTGTACCAGCACCAAATGATGCAACATAAGCCACAGCATTATCAGTAACAGTAGTAGAAGTAAGAGCAACACGCCCTGCCTCACTACCTAGTGCAGTATCGCCAGCTGCAGCTGCAGTTGAATCTGTACCAATAGCCATGTGTGACATAGCATCATCTGTAGTATCTTTTAATCTAGACGCAATTAAGTTTTTACCTGTGGTAACAACTAAATTAGGTACTACAACTTCTTGCTTTACGTTTCCTTCTGGATTAGTAACAGTAATTTTAAGTTCGCCTGTTACTTTAATTAAATCATTAATCATTCATCCGTCTCCTTAAGTATTAGCTCCAGCTGAAAGTGGAGTAGCATTACATACATGTCCACCCAACGAACTATCATCAACATCAGTATAATGGAATGTGACAACAAGTCCAGCGTTGGATGAATCGCCTTCTGTTATTTTATCATCGTTAACTATGATTTGCCCTACATAACCAGGTCCACCAATGATACCTGTATTAGGCTCATCTCTGGTAAATATAAACCCGACTGTACCATCAGATATGTTAACAAGTTCTGGATACATAGGTGTTGTAACCCCAAGAGTAAGTGTTGTACTTATGCTCTCAGACGCAGAAACACTGTCTGTAGATACTAAATCTACAGTTATAGAATTTACAGCATCCGATGGTATAACACTATCAGCCTTAACTATACTTGGTTGTAAAATTGAAGACTCAGACATAGTTACTGAATCAGACCTACTAGTCGTAAACTCTTTAGCATCAGACTCAGATGCAGATACTGAATCAGTAGGGACAGTATTTATAGTTTTTACATCAGACTCAGACACAGATACTGAATCAGTAGGGACAGTATTTATAGTTTTTATAGTAGATTCAGATGCCGTTACGCTGTCAGATTGTGGTATATCTGGCTGTAATGCTGGTGAATCAGAGGCTGATACTGAATCTGTTTTACCTGCAGGTGTTATTGTTTTAGCATCAGAATCGGTAACATTTATAGGGTCTGGATCAACATCATCATCACTTGGGTCAAAATCTACTGAAGAATTTATTATCTTATTTGGTGTATCAGTAACTGTTACTGAATCAGACTTAACTAGCTGAGCATCAAAAACTGGGTCACTATCTGAAGATGTAACAGAATCACCTGGAATTAGACTAATTTCAAAAACTGGGGAGTCAGTTATAGATACTGAATCAAATTTCTTACGTGTTGGTATTAATTCAAAAGCTTTTATACCTAGCCTAGAAGTATTTACTGTAGCTGATATCTTATTACCATCACTAACTACAGAACTAACACTATTAACACTAACGCTAAATGATATAGCCGTTGCTGCAATAGCGGATACAAGTCTTATATTAGCCATTAGAAGTTACTTCTTACTCTAAACTTTAGTAGGTCATATACAGTGTGTAAACTACCATTGAAGTTAACTACTATCTCACCTTCATATGAGCCTTCATCAACATCTAATTCACCACTAGTAAAATTAAATTGTACTTTACCATCAGAACCATCATTAGTTTTTGCACAGCTAATCGTTGATAATACTGATGTCCCACCTACAGCTCTAAACTTTACTGATACTGAAGTAGTAGCCGCTGATAAGTCTAATGCAGTATTAGCCACATCATCGTTTAATGTTAATTGTATGAGTGGTAACTCATCTCCTTTTACTAATCTAATTACATCTGCCATAGTCTACTACCCAAATGGTTGTCCTTGAACTCTCATGGATGCTCTTCCAGCACCAAGATTAGCTCTAGCTCTACGCTCCGATAATTTAAATGCAAACTGTTTTGCATGATATGAAGCTAATTCTCTATCACTCCAGCTATTATCTGGTAATACCAACAAATGCTGTAGTGCTCCATGCATGATAACATTTTCTAATTCATCTAAAACTGTTTTATCCATACTTGTTGCTGATCTCAATGGTTTTAAACATACAATCATTCTTATATCATAGGTCTCAGCACTATCTGGTACTGGTGCTACTGAGAAATGATCGGGGTCTAACTGAGCTATATATCTAGGTTTTGCCCTATTATCAGTAGGTTGATTAGGCCATTTAGGGTATAACTCATATAACTTATCTAAAGTTACTGGCTCTAATATTTCATCATTTACTGTAGCTGTAATAAATGCATGTACTTCAGCATCTGATGGAGACTCATATGCATAATCGTGAGCTCCCACAGTCAAACGTATTCTTGGTTGTTCATACCGCCACGCTAGAGTACGTTCACATGCTTCTATCGCAGCATCCCGAACATAATTCTCTACAACAGGTGTTGGACATCCTGGAACACTTGGTAGTAATCTATTTACTATATCTGAAAAATTTCTTGTTCCTGCCATTATGTGAGGTCCTCCTCAATCTTTTGTTTGTTTACTGGCTGTAAACCTGCAGTTTCTGTATCTGTAAATATTCTATTAGAAGCAGAAACTCCTAATGCTTGTGTAAATGATTTCAAAAATAATTCTGCTCTACCTGAATTGACATGCTCGTTATCAATAGACTCAGCTAGATATACTGTCCCATCTACAACAGCTGGTAGAAAAGCATCTGGTAGTAAAGCCACTGTAGTTGTCCCATCATAAGTAGGAGGAGATTGAGAGTACTCTACTTTTAATACCTGAGAAGCTGGAGCTTTTGGGTATATAAAAAATTTGTTTGGGTTTCTAGCATGCCTCATAAAATTTCTACATGCACCTGCTGTATCGTTAATCCATTGTGGATACGATTGATCTAAAATTTCTCTATTTGTTTCTATTACTCCGCTACCACCTACAACAGAAAATACTTCTATAAGTCTTATAGAATCACTAGGGGCAGATTGTAATACCTCATTTTCAGTACATGTAACTGTACCCATATATGCAAATAAGTCTGGCCTTAATACTGAAATACGTTTAAGAGCTTGGTTTGCAAACCCTAAAAGTACTGTGTCAGAATAACGTTGAGGAGTATTTTCATCCTGTATTAGCCTTCTAACTTCAGTAATGACATCATTTAAAATCATTTTAAAATTCTAATCCTTTTGTAGCTTCTTCAGCTAACTCTATATTAACAGCTTTTTCCTCTTCAGGAATCACTTCTGTTTTTAAATTTACCTTTGTTTTTCTACCTTTTTGTTTTTTAGGTAAAAATTTTTCTGGAAAAGCCTGTTCCTCAGTGACTTCTTCAGTTAATGGGTTATCTGCGAGTATTTGATTCCACCCATAAATCTCACCGTCTTTTGTATTCCTTAACCATCTTCCTGCCATTTTTATCTCCTTTTAGATAATCGGGGGGTTAAAGTTACCCCCCGACCATTGTTACGTTTTACTCTGAGCAATCAACCATTACTACAGTTAAAGTCATAACTGCTGTGTCTGCTGCGTTAACAGTAGTCACATCAATAGTGTCAGCTGCAGTATAGAACTTACCATGAGCAAGTGCGGTTGCAGCTCCGGCATCAGTGATATAAGCCGCAACTGCGTTGCCATTTACACCATCATGAAAACCATCTGGATCAGTACCGTCACCAACATCAAGAGTTAGTGTACCGCCTTCAGCAGTTGTCACATTTAAAGCCACGTGAGTGACTAGAGTATTCGCTGGAACTCTAATTACTTCAAGTACATCAGCCGCTGCAAGAGCTGTAAGCCCTGCTGCTGCTCGTGCTGTAGTAATTGCTGCGAAGTCTAGCTCCACGCTAATGGTTGAAACTTTGTTTATACCTTTAGCAGAGTGTGCTGCACCAGTACCAAGTTTGTAACCTTTACCATCATTATAAGTAGGCATATCTAATTATCTCCTATGGTTATACAGTTACAATCATTGTAGCAAGAGCTTCTGGTTTAACGACTTTATAACCGTAAACTTGAAGGCCACGAATGATGTTACCGAAAGTTGTTTCTGAACGGATTGTCTCCATGTTTGTCATTTGTGACGCAAATGTGAACCCCATTGTGTGTCCACCAATTACGCTGAACTCACTTCCGTTCTTATATAGATTGTGACTTACATAAACTGTAAATCTGTCAATCATACCTAGACGACCATTTCTTAATGGTGAGCTTCCATCACCAGTAATAGATGCATCTTTAAGATCTGATTGCTTGATTAAGCCAGCCATTTTTGCAGGTATTACAAGAAAACGACCTGCTTCAGGACAGTTAGCTTCATCAAGAACTGTACCCATATCGACAATTTTACCAATTACGTTTGTAGTGGTAAGTGCCTCTGGAGTACCTGCTACACCAAGGTCAATGTTACCAGAGATTGCTCCAGCTGTTTGTCCTTTGTTACTTGCAGATACGTCAGGTAACAAATCAGTTAATACTCTTTGGTCAATTTTAATCTTCATACGCTCTGAAGCGTCTTTAGACCATTGATCCATCATAGCAATATCTGATTGTACTTCATCTACATCGTCTTCAACACAAGCGAAGTATTCGCCTTTGTCGATTAGCAATTGTAGTTTAGCTTTGTCAGGATTCTCTACTGTAAGAGTTTGACCCTTAACATAGGTTTGAATTGTTATTTCAGGAGTTGTACGGATATTGACCGTATCTCCCATATTACGAATTTCACCTTCGTAATCGGTGTTTGAGATTGCTGATAATACAGTTGCATCATAGAAATTCTCAATTAATTTACCAGACCAAATTTCAGGTATAAAGTTTCCTGTATACGCTGGATGACCTGATGATGTTGCAAAAGCCATAATAGCCTCCTTTTACTATTAATTAACTATGCGACCTTCTCGCTGTGCAGCGAAAATGTCACGTTCCATTCTGCCACGCTCATCATCTCTTCCCTTATACTTACCTGTTCTAACATCTTTAAAAAATTTTTCGATGTCTTTAGGTGAATAAGTTTTAGCATCATTAGTTACAGGTTGTCCAGCACGTCCTCGTCCCGGAGCAACTTGCTTTTGTAATTCAGCAGATTGCGTAGCATTTTTCTCACGAGCACTATTACCAATACCACTTACACCTTCAAAAGTTCTAAAGAAATTTATAACTCTACCAACATCTAGTTTACGCTGTGCGTCTTCTAAATGTGTCTGGCGGTTAATACCTGTTAGTGGATCTACCTCTAGAAGCCAAGATTGAAAATCTGGATTGCTATTAGTCTCATTCCAATTAGGTATTTCATGGTTTAAAGTATCCCAAAACTGTTTTTCAGAACTAGTTTTTTGTTGCTGTTGAACTTGCTGTACTTGTGGTACAACACCTTTCAACGCTGCTATTTCTGCTTCCAGCTGTTTAACACGACCCAATTGTCCTGCTATTTCTTCTTTAGCTGCTTTACGCATGATTTCAATAGAATCACCATAGTCTTCCATTTCAGCATCAGTAATTAATTTTTCAACTGTTACTTCTTTTTCAACTGGCTTTTCTACTTTATTCATCTCGCCTAGTAAAGATTCTAACTGGGATACACGACTGTTTAATTCTCTGTTCTGTGCATTTAAGCTCGGAACTTCTTTATTATACATGCCCTGTAACGTTCTATACTTTTGTTCCCATGTTTCCTTTTTTTCTTCTTTGTCTGTTTCGCTGTGCTCTTCAGCTACAGACTCAGTTGCTTGCTCTTCGACACTGTCGGCCTGCGACTCAGCTACTACTTCAGTAGAAGCCTCAGCTTGTTTTTCTTCAGGCACTTTTTCTCCTGATTCCAAACTAGCATTAGATTCTGCTGTTTCATTGTTGAGTTCTTTATACAATGCTTGTACATCCTCAGATTGCTTTTGAACTTGCTTTGGTATTGCCATAATGTTTCGCTCCTAACGGTATGCGTTAACTAACAGCTGTCGTCATGACTTTGCTGTATTATCAGGGGACTCTTTTATTACTGTATATATCTCTTTCAAAACTTGACACCGCCCCTGTGCAAGTGACACGTTTTGAGTAACATTAGGTAGCTGCTTTAACTCGTGGTTTAACCATCCCTCTAACCATTCCAGTGTTTGAGGGTGTTGGCGTGCCATAATAGCTAAAGCCTTAATAACGTCTGGTTCTGGTCTAATCAAGATTGACCTCCAGTGTTACGGTTACTAACTGTGTTTGCTGCCATTCCACCTTTTGGGGAACCATCTGGTTGGGTTGGTGTTGGAGCTTGTTGCGACTGTGTCGCTCCAAACTGTGCTGCCATCCTTTCCTGGTATCGTCCTTTCTCCCTAGTTGGAATAATTTCATCCACAGGCATTTGCAAACTTTTAGCCACTTCTCTAAGAATAGAGGAGCGACCTTCCTTACCAACAATTTCCATATCAACTGGGTTGGCGGTTGCATTAAGGAATTCAATTCTACGAAGATTAACAGTTTCTTTAACTGCGAGATTAACTGCACCTTTTGGCAGAATCTCTACGTCTCCTTTAATGGATTCGTCTTCATCATATCGCATATTATACACAAACTGTCTGTGTACAACAGGTTTTATAATATCAGAATCTATATGCATAACTACTTGACGTATACCTTTACCTGCTGATCCCATCAGCATAGATAGTCCTGATGCTGTACGACCAGCACCTTTTACATTCAAATCACCGTATACATACGATGGTATACCTGAATGATCGTCAGCTAGTTTACTAAATCTTTCATATACACTCATTAGTGTATTTGCATTATCAGCTGGCTGATTAAATCTAACTGCAGGAGAACTTGACCCTAGTGGATCGTTTGTTACCTGCCATATTTTCCATGGGTGCATCTGTGTAATATCTTCGTTAGGTGGAATCCTTTCTAGATTAACTTCAACTTGTGGCCCACTTGATATACCCATGTTGTTAACTAATGCACGAGCTGCTGCATTACATACACCTTGTAAATCTTCTATAATTTCTGGTATGCCTTTACCCCAGAAAGCTCCTGGGTGCTTGATAAATGATGTCTTAGCATATGGTTTTTCACCTAGTGGGTCATAGTTTAGTACAGCTTTGATAACATAATTACCTACCATCCATACGTTTGCATCATACTCACGAGCTTGATCAGGTACTTCTTCTTCAGTTAGCCCCCACTCTACAAGCATTTTACCGCTTACCTTACCCCAAAATTCTACAGCATCATATATTTCTGTAGGTCTATCAAATGCGTGAAACTTTCTTTCTTCTTCATCTTTAGCTAGTTCTACATCTTCTGATATCCATGAATCACCATTACCATAATCTAATACTTCTCTAATTGCATCATCATCGTAACCTGGCACACCTATTAGATCTGCTAACTCTGTACGACTTAATGGGTGATGTTCAAATAAATATCCATCATTGATATTAGTAATTCCAGGTTCTGGATACATTCTAAATGGATCTACACGTTCAAACTCTGGTGCTATAATTTCATCAGCTTCTACTGTGGTATTACCCATTTCATCTTTTGCGTAACTTAACTTCCTTTGTCTACGAACAATAGGCCCTTTAATAAAAGCACAAGGGTAAGTTACTAAATCTGTAATAAAGTCATTGAATGATTCACCCCAACCACCTTGTGCAAACTGGTCAGAGATTTTAGTTTTCATTCCACGAGCTCTATTGTCAGCGGCCTGCAATAATTTAAATCTATATTCTTGAGCTACCATTTCTCTAAGCTCTCCCATTCTAGCTGGATCTGGTGCTTGCCCTTCTCTTTCTATAATCGTTACAACGTCTGCAGCAAATGATCTTTCTATCTCTGCTAGTTGACCAGGTTCTAATTCAGGTATTGGTGTAGACTGCAAATCCCATGGGGGTGTTCCTGTCTCTAGTAATATATCACGAAGCCAACTTTCAGCTGCTCTACACTTGACTTCAGTAATCATCATGTAAATATCAGAGCCGCCTTGTTGTTTTATTTGGTTAAGTTTATCTGCTTCGTACTCTCCGTTTCTTTGGCGAAGACCTTTGAGCATAATATTTTCTATAGGTTTTTTAGCTTGACGTGCTGCGTCCCAGCATTTACGTAAATGAGAAGCAAGCCCTAAAATTAGAGGTTCGTTTTGCCTTTCTTCTAAAGCTTTCTTAGTAGCTTCTTTCTCTCTTCGAGTTAACTCTTGATTATCAATTACTTGTAATACCATATTTTATTTTGGTTGTGCTTTATTTTTTGTAGGGTTTAAACCTAAGTGTGGTTTTGTCTCACTTAATTTTTTATAGTCCATACCTAAAACTCTTTTAATAACATTCGTAGTCCCACCAAGTTTTATTGGAGCCAACGGGTCATCAGCTGTAGCCCTATTACCAGCCATAAAAGTTTCACCATAAGACTCTTCTTTTGTAGTGACAGTCTTACCATCTTTGTAAGATTTAGTTTCTACGAGGCCACCCTTCTCGTATTTCTTAATTGTATAATTTTTATATCCTGGCATAGTTTACCTCCAATTATTTCAGAGTATATACTTAATTTTACCTTTATCCAACAAATGAATAGATCTCCTGCTAGGGAGTAAAGCTAGCAGGAGTAGTGAAAGATAGTTATAAGTGAGAGAGGAAAAAGTCATATAACTATAGTCGCAAATATGAAAGTTACTATTAGCATATCAAGTCCAACCACCTGCTGCAACAGGTTTTATCTCTCTTTTTTGTGTAATTAATCCATCTGCAGTGCTATTTATGTGCAACATTAAGTATTGCAGGGCTTCAGCTACGTGTGAATGTTTATTTTTTTCTATGTTTCCATTCTTCTTATGGAACCTATACCCACCCATCATTGCTGCTTTTAGTCTTGTACACCTAGGATCTACAAGAAATGCTGAGTCTCCATCTACTTGACGCATAAGAAAATCATCTACAGCTGATAGTCTAGCTGATACATTATTTGTTTTAGCTGGCATAACTCTAAAACCTTCAGCTTTTATAATATCTACAGCTGAACGCTCATCAGTCTGAGCTCGTTGTATACCTGCAGGATCTGATATGACTAATATCGGTGCTGCTGAAAACCTTTCTGTAATCAGTGGTTTTAAAACGGTACGTACAAATCGTTGTATACCCATGTCAAAGCTTACAGCTTCGTCTAATATTAATATTCTACCTCTTGGATCTTGCTGTCCTATAACAGCTGCAGGCGTTAACCCTAAATCCATACCAATAATAATAGGCCTCACACCATTTATAATTGGCTGTAAAGTTTGATCTGCCATGTGGTAGTCAGGTCTAAAGTATTTATACACAGGTTGTCCTGCAGTACTTAGTCCATATTCACCATCAATGTATACACGGATATATTCATCTGATCTACCTTGAGTGTCGTAGTATCCTTCAGGTAGATTCTCAATGTTTTCTGCATCTTGACTTCTACCTGATGGCTGCTTGAATACGTCCCACCCATTATCATTCGGACTAACTCCATCCGTAGAGTCAAGATGTTCCATTTGATAATACCACCACGTATCCATTGTGGGCGGGTTGGTGTCCCCCCACATCCCGAACCATGTAGGTCCTCCATCTTTTGCTGATGGGAAACGACCAATACGTTTTGACATAGCATCTACAATATCTGGGTTAATATCCCGACACTCGTTAAACCATGCAAACGTTAATTCTAATGAGTTCAGGTTAGCAACGTCATCCGAATCGTCAAGTGCTCTGAACATTATCTCGCATTCTACATCCCCTACTTTTAAATAATAGGTCTTAGTTGTTCTCATGTAATTACCACACACACCCGGTGGAAACCAATCATGAAATGTTTTAATTGTTGTATCTTGAAGCTGTCTTGCAGTCTCACGAACTATAGCCACCCTTGATTTTCTTATACCAAGCTTATTAGGCTTTTGCATAGATGCTCGTCTGACTACCTCAAAACAAGATGCTACTGATTTACCAGAACCTACAGGTCCCATCAATACACGCATCTTACTGTCAGACATCATGAACTCTTTGCATACTTTAGTCGGTGTGTAATCTATTTCCATAACTATACCGTTTTGTCTATTTGTTGGTAATTAACTAACAGCGTAACACAATATTTTGTTGGATGCTTCTTAGACCTATCTATTTTAGCGTTGTAAGATAATCCCAAATCATATAGTGATGCAGTTAGTTTATTAAATTCATCTAGAGTATTGACAAAAGCTACGGGCTGCCCCTTATACGTTTCTGTAAATCTATGGATTACTTTCGATAAGTTGAGATTCCTCTGTGCTTTCTCCAGCATCGATGACCCTTGTGGTATGCTCTTGCCCCCCGAGATTAATCGTAATTTTGACTCCGCCACTTGTTTCCTCCTGTTCTTTGTTAGATGTTTCTAACCCACCCCACTTAACTGTAGATTTAATTAGATCTGCTTTCACCGCAGCCGAAGTCTCTGGACTATGAATTAATGTCCAACTAGTCGTAAGTAACTCTTCTGCTTGTGCACGAGCTTTAAGCTTAAAGGTCATTCCTTTTTCTTTGATCTCAGTTCTGTATGACTCTACTTTCTTTAAGAATACTTTATCTTTGTTGAAAATTATTATGTCATCTGCAGATATGTTGTGGCGTGTGCGAACCTCATCTAAAGATTCACCGCTGCCTTCTAACATAAGAGCTACATCAAATGCTAAACGGTCTGACCATTTCGTGTGTTTCAATGGAAGTGTGTCCATATCGGCAATCATTAAGGAAAATCAAAGGTTTGTCAACCAAAAGTCTCAAACTTTACACGTTGGTTTTTTTGGTCTTGCTATGAGAGGTTTACTTATATGGGGGGGTGGCTACATTTCGCAGTCCGACTACCCCCCCTGCCTTGTCATGTCATATGTCTAGCTATGGTTAGAGAATGCTTAATACTTTACATAGATGTCAGCTTAAACTTGACAGAAAAAAATTAATCATGCAAGGTGTAATCAAGCTCAAGGGGAGCTTATTAACAAACATAGGAGACAATATGTCTAAACTATACAACGGAGAAGTCAATATTAATATTGGTAACTCTAAAAACGGAAAGGTCGTAAGAGTTTACACCGACCTCAAACCAGGAATGGAAGTGTACTCAAATGCAAAAGGAAATGTCGAGGACGGTCTTAAGAAAGCTATCAAAGCTGTCAAAGACAAGAAAGCGACAGGGTTGGATACCTACTCATTCTGGGTAGAGACTCTAACTCAGAAAGGGAAAGCTGTCTTGTGCTACCACAAAGCCATCAAAGGTAGAGTGCAAATCAAGAGGGAAGACCCTAACAGAGTACAAAGCTCTGACAGGGAAGACATCTAACAACTAACAACCAAGTCCTCCTCCCGAAAGGGAGGGGGCAGGAGTAAAAAATGACATACCAACTAACAATATGGTTCAAAGAGCAAAGATTCTTAGATCCAAACGTACCAGATATGCAAGTAACTACATCTAATGTTAAACAAATCAATGACTATCTAGAGAATAACTGGATGTACATTAGGAGACATGACATAAAATGTGTAACTACTGGAGAGCAATGCCACTAACTAACCAACCAACAGACCTGGATATGTCTATAAACTATCCATTCTTTTTATTTATTTTTTTAATTATATATATCGGCCATGGCTCGGGGGGTTATAGCTCGCCTTTAAGCCGACTGTAATCACGTTCTTAAAGCTGGAGTGTAAGGTTTAGCCTAAAGTTGACACTATCTAAACTATCTAGGTAAAACCTTACGCAGTGTTTAGGGTTTTATATACCCAAACCTTACATCACAAAGGTACCAACACGTTGATACGTAAGGCTTACAGCCATTCATGTAAAGTATTACTATCTAAACTATCTAGATTATCTATTAAAATTAATGTCTTTGATACTATTTTTGTTTCTATTAAGATATATAAGGTCTCGGGTGTTAAGACATTACCTAAAAAAAACTAGATAAACTAGATAGTTTAGGCTATCTTATTGATTCTTAAGGACTTATACTATCTAAGTTTACATGCCTACCTACGTTTACCCACTGTCTAATCTAGATACTTCGCATAAGTTGACATAGTAAACTTTACTACTGCCGAAAACTTGACAGAAAAAATTTTCCGATGCAAGGTTTCTCCACGCTCAGGGATTTCCCCTTAGCGAGATTTATATAACCCTATTGGGTAGGAGTAAAGTATGAGTAAGATAGATGAGAATAACTTTTATGTGTGTATTAAACCTACAGTGCATAAAGGTGAGGAGTCTTTAAAGATTGATATCTGTGATGAGAGTGAGCCTAACAAGTACCATTGTAGTGAGTCTAAGAAGTGCTATGATGATATGGTTACTATGAGTAACCACCTCAAGCGTGGCTTAGTAACTTGGTCGCCTAAGAATGCTATGGGCTTTATACCTAAGATATCTTTAAACAGATATGGTAGTGCATTCATGATGTTGTCTAATGGGACATCAGGTAAGTCTGGTAAAGCCCCTGCTAAGGCGTTAAGTCTTAAAGATGTATTGGCTATCAAAGTCTAATACGTTCCCCTTGAGTTCCCCTAGTGATGTACTAGGGGAATTCTATAACTCAATAAACATAAGAGAGGTAATATACCATGAGTAAGTGTGCTTTATGTAATGATGCTATTAACCCTAAGAGAGTAGCTCTAGGTTACGTTACATGCCTTAGGTGTGGTGAGGTAGAGGCTCGTAAGGTTAGACATACAGTAGTTCCATTACATAAATCTAACTACATAGTAGTGAGTAATAAGAACGATCTTAAAGGAATTAATAATAAAGGTGGTAAGCATGGATAATTGACATGCTTTGGACTATTAGGTGGGACATATGTGCCGTAGTGGAAACACTTGTAAGACATGAGAATCCTATTAACTGTGGCTCTAATGCACATATGTAACCACAGAGTCTTAATGAATTGCTAGCATGGGGCTAGTATAACAAGCCTATGTACGAGATGGCATAGGTATAAACGAGCCTATGTATGTTGATGGCATAGGCTCACCATATAGGAGTAAACTATGAAAGCTAATGAGCTGATAACTACTATCAAGGCATTGTTTCCACTTAAGAGGACACTTTGTGTTGAGGGTAGCCCCGGTGGTGGTAAGACTACCATCGTCAGAGATGTAGCTAAAGAGTTAGGTGTTGGTTACATTGAGTTACACCTACCGACCATGTTGGTAGAAGACTTCGGTGTGCTATATCCTAAAGCTGACAGCAACAAGTTGGAGTATAAGCTACCTGATTGGTTTCCATCAGAAGATAGAACTGACATACCTGATGAGGGTATTCTATGCTTTGATGACAGAAACCAAGCGAGTGCTGATATTCAAAAGGTCTTAGCAAACGTATGCCAAGCTAGAACATTGCATGGTGCAAAGCTTAAAGATGGTTGGCATGTGATATCTACAGGTAATAGACAAAAGGATAGAGCTGGTGCTAACAGGGTGCTATCTCATCTACGTAATCGTGAGACTGTAGTTGAGCTTGAGACTAACCTAGATGAATGGGTTAAGTGGGCATTGATGAATGATGTTAAGCAATCTGTTGTGTCGTTCTTGCAGTTCAGACCAAACCTATTGCATGATTTTGATCCTCAGAGGGAACAGAATCCATCACCTCGTTCATGGGTAGAGGGTGTATCTGACATCATTGGTGTTATACCAAATGATATTGCTGAACAACAAGCAATCATGGGTGCAGTTGGTGAGGGTGCCGGTGCTGAGTTTATCAGTTTCCTAAACATTCAGTCTAACCTACCTAGCCCTGACAAAGTGTTTGAGAATCCTCAGACAGCACCAATACCTGAGGAAACTAGTCATCTATATGCATACTGTGGTGCAGTTGCTTACCAAGCTGACAAGAATATTGACAACCTTATCAAGTACTGTCGAAGACTATCTAGCGACACAGTAGGTAAGGCTGAGTTCTCTATCTTGACAGTCAAGCTAGCAGTTAACAAGTTCGGTACTAAGCTACAAGGTCAAGAGTTTTCCAAGTGGTGTGTCGAGAACGCTCAGTATCTAAACTGATGGGTTATCGTAGTGAAGTGCTATGTGCTGTAGGGTTTCCCACTAGGGATAAACTTGTAGGGTACATGACACTACATAGACTGAAAAGCTATCCACATGATACTAGACAGTTACTAGATGAGTTCATTATTAAGGCTAAGATTATTGAGGGTGATGGTTATGCTGTTGCATTTCACCAATATGAAAGCATCAAGTGGTATGAAAACTATGAAGATGTACAGATTATATCGCAGTTCATAACAGGTGTATGTGAACATGATAACCAAGCTGTAGGTAAGATAGCAAGGGTAGGTGAGGAACAAAGCGATATTCAAAACGATACATATGACCAAGTAACTGATTTAAATGTAGCCCCAGAAGGCACAAATGATGTGTATGACGCTTTGGATAGTCTATTTTACCCTGTGTCGTATGTGTGTATAGACATACCAGAGGGTAAGTTAAAACAATTAAAAACTATAGGAGAGTTACATGAAACTAAGTGATAAGGCATTGCTAGTACAGCTTAATGTATCACAGTGGACAGCTCGTAAGTTAGACAAGAATGCTACAACTCAAGTAGCAATAGCTAACAACACAGGCAACCATGCTGGTAGATACAACAAGTCATTACTACCAATGAATGAATACCTAGACAATGTGCATAAGAAAACCACATTGATTAGGAAAGAGTATTACCACAATACACTACCTTGGGGTATTGATGGGACAATGATACTACCAACTGATAACTATCTAGACTTCATGGCGAAGTTCAGACAGTACAAATCAGAATGGGAAATGCTAGTAGATAATTTTCTAGTGGCGTATCCACAGTTGCAGTTGAATGCACAAAGATATCTTGGTGATTTATTCAATCCCAATGACTATCCAAGTGCAGATGTATTGAGGCGTAAGTTCAGTATGGACATGACTGTTCTACCGGTACCATCTAATGACTTTAGAGTTGGTATTGATGAGCAAGAGCTTGCTGACATACAGCAACAAGTTGAGGCAAGAGTTCAGCAGTCTACCAAAGTTGCTATGCAAGAGGCATGGCAAAGATTATACGACAAGGTAAAGAGTATGGCTGAGAGATTGTCGGATACTAAGGCAGTCTTTAGAGATACGTTAGTAACCAACATACAAGATGTATGTGATGTATTGAAAAGACTAAACGTAACAGGTGATGAAGACCTAGAGAACATGAGGCTCATGGTTGAAGACACCTTAGCAAACAATAACCCTGAAAGTCTAAGACTAGACCTTGACTTGAGAAAGAAAAAGTCTAGTGAGGCTAAGGATATATTAGACAGAATGGGTGCATTTATGGGACAACAATAATGATTGATGAAATAACACAGAAACGACTAGAGAAGAAACTTAAGAAAGCTAAGGCTCAGTTGATACTAGACTATCCATTCATTGGTAACATTGCGTTCACCCTTGAAACTATATGGGATACTAACATACCAACAGCTTGTACTGATGGCGAAGTGATTAGGTTTAATCCTCAGTTTGTAGATGACATGAGTGATGATGAGTTTAAGTTCTTACTTGCTCATGAATGTATGCACCCTATGTTAGAACATTGCTTTCGTAGGGGTAATAAAGATCCATATAAATGGAATCAAGCAGGCGATTATGTCATTAACCAAATACTAATTGATGATGGGGTAGGTAAAATGCCTAGCTGTGGTGGTCTGTATGACAGAAAGCTACATGCTGAGGGTGGTGGTACTACTGAGGGTATATACAACCTACTACCTGAGACACCTGAAGATGAACAAGGTATGGGTGGTGAGGGTAAGCCACTAGATAATTGTATGGACAGTAGTGGTACTGAGTCAGACAAGAATAGACAACAAGCTAAGTGGAAAGTTAGAGTGGCTCAGTCAGCCCAATCAGCTAAGATGATGGGCAAGATGTCAGCCGGACTTGAACGACTAGTAGATGACATGCTTAAACCTAGAGTGGATTGGCGTGATGTCTTACACAGATTTGTTGTCAAGGCTAGGACTGATGATAGAACATTCTCTAGAGCTAACAGAAGATTCTTACCACAAGGATTGTACTTACCGAGTGTATCAGGTGAGGCTATGGGTGAGCTAGTGTTTGCAGTGGATTGCTCAGGCTCTATCAGTCAAGATGAGATAAACCAATTCGCTAGTGAGATTACTACTGTATGGCAAGACCAATGCCCAACAAGTATTCATGTGATATATTTTGATAGCGATGTATGTCACTATGACAAGTTCGAGAGAGGAAATGATGAGCCTGTTATCAAGCCACATGGTGGTGGTGGTACAGCATTCAGCCCTGTCTTTAACTTCATGAGTAAGAATGGTATCGAGCCTGTTGCTTGTATATTTCTTACTGACCTCTACTGTGATGACTTTGGCACAGAGCCACAATGTCCTGTGCTATGGGTATCTACTGTGAGGAATGATACGAGTGTGCCTTTTGGCGAGGTAGTCAAAATGCACGATGAAAAATAACTATAACCAAGGAGTAAATAATGGCTACAGTTAGAATGAGTGGTGTCCTCAAACAAGACATCTTAAGAAACTTATCACAATCCTATGACCATAGACTTGTAGATTGGGATAGAAATAATCCAAGACCTGAAGATTGGGGTAGTAGAATATACGATACTCTAGTACCACAGGACTTGAAAGATAAACTAAAAGCAATACCTGATAGATGGCTTCAGACAACGAGTACAATCAAGCTTAATGGATTTAAAGATGTTGCTGATGATAGCTTACTTAAATTACCTAGAGAGCTTACAAGTAGTTGCTATAGTGATGAGCCTCATTACATGGGGGTAACTCTTAGTGCGTCTCGTCTTGAGTGGGAGTTACCTCAACGTGAGCCTGTGCCTGTAGATAAAAGGGATAGTGTGCTTTCGTATGAACATGTGATTAGTGCTGAAGACAGTAGGTTTGAGTGGCTTAGGGTTGAGTATGCTAAGTGGATTCAACCACTACAAGAGTTATTAGCTGAGAGGAGAAAGATGATAGACAATGTGAAAGCGTTACTTGATTCTCATAAGACACTAGCCCCAATGCTTAAGAAGTGGGATGGGTTATGGGGACTTCTACCTGAAGAGGCTAAGGACAGACACAAACAAGTTGTGGAGAGAAATGTTAGCTCTACTGAGGATAAGACTGATGGCATTGACTTCAATGAAGTTACATCTCATCTAACAATGAACAAACTAATGGAGAAATAATATGGGTATATATCATGATACTAGTTATGACTACAACAAGGGTGAGCTACATAATAAATATACTAGCTCTGATGACTACTACAAAAATAATACATGTAGATATCACAGCATGAGTTGGGATAGTCTAAACGATGTAATGAATACATGTAGGAACAAGGCTAAGGGTAAGCCTATCAGTTCATGGGGTAGACTTAAACAAGATGACAATGGTGATATCTACTTAGGTGATGCTTGGAACGTAGATAGTAGGTATTGGACTGTATCTAAAGACAATATAGTTACACTCCACCTAAACTCTAACAATACAGGTGGACAGACTGTTGTATCATCAATGTCGAATTGGTTTCCTGTAGGGCTTTACAGACAAGGTACTGGTGATTACAGAGTAGTATTTGGTTGGGACTA